AAATGAGTACACAGTGGCTGTCGGAGTCGCAAAAGGTGAAGCATTACAGGATCAACAACACGGTGTTTGATAGGTTGCCTGCTACAAAGATCTGTGTCCTCTGTGGTGCTATCCCTCCACAACTACACTCTTTAGGATGTTCCGGCGAGCGATGCCCAAATTGTATGAGAGTCCTTTTCATCTGTGCTTGTAAGTTGTCAAAGGAGGCGATCTCATGACTGGCGTAGTTATCATCATTGTGTACTGCATCCATTGTTGTAGGAGGCAACGGCTCACAGCTACTCCGCATTTGATGGACCAGTTTTACCACAAGTACGACTGCGATACTAGACGGTTTCCCAGCTATCGGAGACAGGCCACCTTTAGACCTGTTCCTGGCAAGCCTTACGCCAGTTGGGAGGATGAGCAGACACATGAAACAAAGGAATACCCTTACTACGAATACGGAGTACATCGTGACATAGCAGTATAGGAGGATAGGATGTTATTACCTGATAACGTTAGACAGCAACTACCGCCATTGTATGCACAAGAGAAGGTCAAGGACCCAATCGTCTACGCCAAGTTCTTCTTCCCAGGTAGCCACTTGACATGGTACGCGACCGAGTTCGATGGCGAAGACGAGTTTTTCGGCTGGGTGTACGGAGACTTCCCAGAGATGGGCTACTTCTCGCTGTCTGAGATGGAGTCAGTACAGGTAGCCGGCTTACGTACCCAGTGTGATCAGTCCTTCCAACCAACACGGCTATCCATCGTGAAGGCATCACACGGCGAGAAGTAGTAAGCATAGCGCTTGTTTTAAGCTCAGCAATTTATATTATAATATTAAAGTATCTACAGTTGTTAGCCCTCCACTAGTCACGTGCAGCTAACAACTGTAGGTATTGTATATCTACAAGAAAACAACCTGGGACCCTCTTTATACTTCCACTAATGTATCCTATAATAGATATATACACTTCAAACTATAATAAGTAGGAGATGCATCCCATGACAGATAAGTACGATGAACTAGTCGATAGATTAGCTGATACATATACGTATCCTGATCTCGCTTCATTACTGAAGAAGTCAGAGGCTTGGGTACGACAAAAAGTAAACCAGCTAGGTATCGAGCCGGGTCAAGACCCAAACGACAAACGTATTGCGGTGTTTAGTAAAGAGCAGGTGATCGACTTCCTGCGAAGGACTCGATTTCCTCTCCTTTAACCCTCATGCAAAATGCACGTGACACGCAGACACAGGAGGATACTCATGCAACACATCACTCAGATCACTCCATTAACTGACACGTCCATGTATAACGAACCTCGATGTTTCGCGATCCATCCCAAGCGTAGGTCCTACGCGTACGGTCTGTATTGGCAGCTGCGCGGACGAGACTTGTTGAGAGAAGGGATGTCTTTGGAAGAGATTGCCTCTCGAACAGAGTGGTGGTATCAAGGCTGTATAGCAATGTGGAATGACGAAGATGAGGACGAGCAGCAAATGCAGATGCTAGAGTGGAAGTACGAACGTAAGGTGAGAGAGATGCTAGGGTATCGTTACAGTACAGACGAGTTTGGATGCGAGTGGGAAGTGTACGTAGAGGACCACTAGAGGAGGGTAGGATGGCAGACGTAGTTCGATATTGTGAATTGCCAACGTGCGGTGCAGTACTTCCTAAGAGTCATCAAGGGAAGTACTGCAAGGGTACGGACCACTACCAAGCACATATGGCACACAAGCGTCAAGCAACCCAGCAGAGGCAAGCTGACGAGCGTCGGATGGTAGTCGCGTCAAAAACGACTACTACCACGACTGAACATTTTACTTCTGTGGAAGAGCGTAAGGCTGTTGAACGTAGCGAAATGTTCTCTCAAGACGCCCAAGAACAGTTACGTGATGCACGTACTGAGGCAGAGAAGGAAGGTCCGGCTGCATCCGTAGAGAGGTGGATGCTGCATTGGGGGCCGTTAGTCGCTGTCGTACTGATTGTGGCAGCCGTTGGCGTAGACATTACTGTGTTTCTGATAGGGAAGGATACTAACGTACTCTCTATGGCCGCTGTGTTAGGTATGACGATTGCCTTTGAAGGCATTCTGATGCTACAAACACTAGCAGTACGTCGGTTGAGATACCAGATTGCCATTGCAGCTACAGAGTCAAAACCGATTTTAGAAGGGCAAATGTGGTGGGCCGCTATCAGTTGGTTTGCCCTTGCGGTTATCTCTGCCATTGCACAGTTCGGAGCGCTGACGGGAGCTAGTACAACTGTGATGTTCTCCGTCATCGGTTTGATCGTAGCCGTTAGGGCGGTAGGTACAACCGCAGGAGACTTTATCATTGCGTTAGGGATGCCCATTGAGGTGAAGACACCAGCAATGGTAGCAGCCAACCTTAAGCAAGAAGCGAACGATCTAAGGGAGTTGGCTGGAGCGTACAAAGAGAAGTTACTTGCCGAGAGGGACGTTCGCCAGTTGTTCCTAGAGATGCAGCAGCCAAGAGTTGAAAGTATCACAGAGGAGGGCCAATAAATGTCAGCAGAACATGTAACACATCGCAGACAGCAGAGTCCAATACTGTTATTGGCTGTCGGCCTCTTCTGTGCAGGTATGTGGATCGGGATAGTACTATTGCAATTGCAAACCTCAATGGCACTGATGCTATCCGGTAAAGAGGTAACAGTACAAACGGCTAATTGGGGAGTGTTTGTACTGTTCTGGGAACTAGTAACGGGTCAACTATACGGTGCTTTATTAGTCGCAGTCACATGGGCGTACATGGTGGAGTTGGTTACGCTGATCTTCGCGGTAGCACTGAAGTTTGCTATGGAAGCAGCTTCTCAATCACACCAGAAACTTCCGAAGTGGTGGGTGATAGCCTCTATAGTATTACTGCTGTACAATGCTTACTCTGACTTTTCCTACGGTACCTTGTATGTAGGTAGTTGGGTAGGTAACCTTGCGTTCTCGCTTGTATGCGGTATGGGAGTGTGTTTCCTTTTACCAATTGCTTTTAGGCTTATTGAAGGTGCCATAGACGGCTGGAAGAGGTAACTATGGATAAGTTCAGAACGCAAGTTACAACCGGTCTAACGACTGGCTTAACTGTCTTTGGTTTTGCGGCTGGAGCGGGACATCTACCGCTCCCAGCTGCAATTGTCATCGGAATAGGATCTGGCATAGTAGCAGGTGCCGGTAGTACCGATGTGCTGCAACTGGTTGGAGTAAAAGACACTGAGTACGATCCGACTACTTGGGGGTCTCAAAAAGATACTCTCGACGATACTAGTACACCTGCTGTTGTTGGTAAGAAACGTAGTTTACTGGACCGAGCATTTGGCAGGTTTCCCATTGGGGAAGAGAGTGTAATAACTAGCGATAATGTGCAGTCGCTGCGAGACATGGGGGTAGCTCCGAACGATCTCTTGCCGACAAGGAGTCCAGCGTTCAGACAGATGTGGAAGCAAGTCAGTGAGGAGCAAGAGATACTGGGGTATGACGGCTGTGACTGGATTAGAGCGAAGCCAGAGCACACACTGTCTATTGGTATCATCGGTCGTCCAGGGCAGGGTAAGTCTACACTGCTTCGATACTTAGTTGCCTGCGCTCTGAAGAGAGGAGCAGAGGTTAGAGGTTGGGACATGCATTGTAGTGTAGCTGCTGACTTGAGCGATGTGCTCAACATTTACGATGACCCTGATGATATTGTGACAGATGCTCAATGGATCATCGATACGCTGACAGCTCGCAAGGCACTGTACAAGACAGTACAGAGAAAAGAGTCCAGAGCACAGAGTCAGTGGGAGGCTCTACCAGAGCTGCTCTATATCATCGATGAGTTCACGGCGCTCATGACTGCGCTCAAAAGAAACAAGAAGGCCACAGAAGCAGTACAAGAAGCAGTGCTACGACTTGTGACAGAGGGCAGGAAGTTTAAGATGAGGTGCATCATTGCAGGGCAGTCGCTGCCAGCATCTCTGTTCGATGGCAGCGGAGCTCGGGACAACCTACAGACTCGTTATGCGTTCGGATCGAGGGATGCACAGGCTCGTATGTTAGGCATAGATGAGGATGCGATCGAGAACCTGCTCCCACTGATCGAGGGAGAAGAGGCTGCCGGCTATGCAGTCCTCGATGGAGGTCCTCTGAGAAAAGCTGTGATTATATCCGTACCTCTCACTACGGTCGAGGACATCAGAGCACTCGCACAGAGATATACTGCATCAACTAGAGTGCAGAGAGTGCCTCAATTAGAGCCCAGTAATGTAGAGCGCTCAAGAGAGTCCAGAGTAGAGATCCCAGAGCAAGTCGCTGCACTCAATTACGATGCAGTGATCAAGAGCAGATATCCAGTGCAGAAATTAGAGTCCAGCGCAGTAAAACAGAGCGATCTAAGATCGAGAGCAGTGATGGAGTGGATCGAACCAGAGCCAGAGATCACGAACGATGTGTCAGAGTGGTTCTACTCTAGAGTCGAGAGGGATCAGTACTCTGAGGTAGCTGCGTGGGAGTACTGGGTTGACTACTCTAAACGCTGTCACAGTGCGGGTATACAGCCACAGGCAAGTACCGCTTTTGGTTCAGAGTTGAAGAGGTTGATGAAGGCAGAGTTCGGACTTACATCAACTACTCCATCTGGATCCAAGCCGGATGGCTCTAGAGGTCAGAGGACTGCTTACGTTGGAGCGAAGTTAGTGGATCGAGGTGAGTGATCCGACAACTGAACGGTATAGAAAAAGAGTGGAGATCGAGAGATAACCACTCTTTTTGTTTTGGAGTCACCTCACTCCCCTCAGTTACTTCACTGGAGTCGATCGAGAGGAGTCAATCATGAAGTGGACAGAAGCACAGAGGGCGTCTGCTAGGCAGAGAGCATTAACTCAGTGGAGAGATCCAGCGTATGCAGCGAAGACAAGATCCAGCATGCAAGTAGAGCCTCTTTGGTGGCCTCTGTATCTCTTGATCGCTGGACTCGACGTCGGAGCGCTCTGCTTGATTGCAGTGGTGGTTGGATGGATCTTCAAGGCACTTATGTTGATATGAGATACGTTGTAAACTCATGTTATTTAACGCTCTACCGGTTATCTACTAGGACTATAATAAGCAGCGATATAAATTAGCAGGACCAGAGAAGACTCAGTAAAATCCAAGTTTAAACGTCTTATCATTATGGTGTTGTTTGTGAGGACGTGATTTGCACAGTGGTAGTAGTGGTAGTTTGCTTGTTCAAGTCTTCTTTGAAAACTACGGAGTCATCTTCTACTGTGATATGCATACCTCTCTGATCCAATACCTTCTGGATAGTTACCACAGTGCTTTTTAAGCGGGTAATCTCCTTAGTATCATGAGCTACCTGCTTCTCTAACGTCTCTATTTGTACCTTAAAAATCTCTATCAACTTCGCTTGCGTCTCTGTAGTAGCGTTACTATAACCAGAGCGAAAGGCAAAGAATCCACCAATTAGTATGCAGATCGCGAGTACAGGACTGAGTATGGACAGGAAGCTACTGAGGTCCGGCATCCTTTTTCTCCTGCTCCATCAGGGTGACTAGCCTCTCTACTGCGTTGGCACTTGTGGTGGCTGCATCTGCGCTCTGTTTTGCTATCTCGGATAGCGTATGCTGGAGGCCTCTGACATAAGTACCGCTGCGCTTAGCGTGGTAAGCAAGTAACCCAACTACGACGAATAGCCAAATGTAAAAGACGACAGTCAGGATAATTTGTACGGTACTCATGCACTACCTCCTACTAGGAGCCGATAATGAAGATGGTTCCTGATGTACCAGTGGTACAGGTCATACGTAATGTGTCGAATGCTGAACGGGCCATACCGGTGCTATACTGGTTGATATAAGTCTGTGGATTTTTGGTACCCCCACTCAGAGCTTGCGTAATCTGGATCGAGAATGTAATAGCTGTGCCGGATGAGAGTCCTTCGGCCTTACCGCCTTGCAACTCTGTGGTCCACCAGTGTGAAAGGCTCGTGAATGGAACTGGTAATGTCAGCGTTTGCGCTCCACCCGACTGGTAGTTGTTTGCAATAACGAAACATATCTTGACAGTACCTTGCAAAGGTTGCCACAGAGTACAAGTACCGGACACAGAGCCTGTGACTTGTACTGGTGCTGGGTTATCCTTCAGCCCTAACACAGTGAGAATGCCAGCCGTCGAACTTAGACTTGAGTCAGAGACTGCGTACTGTAAGTAGTTTTCAACGTTATTCAGGAATGACGCGCTAATACCTGGCGCTGAACCATCAGTAAATGGACCGGTCAGTGTATAGACCATATAGGCCTCCTAGATCGTGATATCGAGTGAAAATGTCAATGTTTCCGAGTTGGTATGCGTATGGTTGTACAGACCTCTTGCAATAAGCGTGCCGCTGTTTGCTATCAACGATGCGGCACCTCCAAAGAAACCGAACTCTTGTACATTGATGTTGATGGCATCCGCTTGCGACATAAACATGGTGATGATAGCTTCACCTACGTTCGCTCCAGCAGAGTACCCCGCAATCCGCTTGCGAAACACCTCATTAGCCAATGACGTATCTGTCACAGCTGGCGCTGTAGTCCCAGTTCCAATCGCTCCGTACGTGACAAGCGATGAGATAGTACCTTTGATCAGCGCATCCCGGATGAGATTGAGGCCTGCATTCGTAATGGTAACGTTAACTGTGGTACCCCCAGTACTTCCACCACCACCGCCTCCACCACTACCTGCACCACCAGGAAGTATAGTTGGCCACTTATTGGAACTGCCAATATAGAAGATCGCGATATTCGAGATACCGTTATCTAAACAGACCATGATCTTCTCATTGATGGTAACTTGGTCTGTATACACGTAGGTCTTACCACCTGTGGACCACATCATCTCGCCTGAGGTCTTCTCTCTGATAGCACCACTAAAGCCAGTCCAACCGGAGGCATCACTAAAACCGAAGGCACCAACATTCTCACTGACACTGCCAAAAGTCGTGTCATCGTTGTTGATGTAATACGCCTCGCTTGTTACGGCAACCACAAGTTGGTTGATGTTGGTAATCTGTGTCTTCATGAACGCAATAACTTGCGCCATCCACACAGATGGAGCCATAGCGTAGTCTGGGCCTGGACTTGTTGAGCTGCCAGTGAGAGTATCAAAGAAGTGGTCGTACGCTTGTACATTAAAGTAGTCCACCGGAAGGTTATTGAGGTCAGACCAGTTCCACTTAATACTACCCTGCGCTGTGAGAGTCGGGCCGTCAACCATGAGTTTGAGGCCAGCCGCGTGAAGTGAGTTACCCAACTGTGTAATGATCGTCTTGAGCTGTGTCCAGGTCGTCGCAGATGCTGTAGTTGACCACCCTCCGTGTAACTCCATATCGAGGTCAATGCCAGTAAACCCATTTTGCGTACAGAAAGTAGTCAGTGTATTACAGAAGTTTCCGAGTAGCGTTGAGTTATTGGCTAGCGATGAAATGGCGGTACGTGATCCATCAGGCCACTCAGCTCCTGACACTGTGATAAATTGCTGGTTCGAGTGTGTTTTCACAGTTGCAAAGTTCGTTGAACTTGCGCCTGCTGGACCCCAACTGCCACCGTTGAAGACTTCAAACGCTACAGTTTCTTCAATAAGGACACCAGCAGTCCCAAGATGGCCATTACCTACGTACCAATACTCTGGTCGGATGATATTTAGCGGAGTAAGCGTCGTGATGTTGGTCATCGCATCTGTAGACGCTGGGAAGATGTAACCTCCAAGTGTGGAGAGATTAGTCGTCGTGTTGTTAGTAGCCGTAAAACTGTCAGTGAGAATGCTAGTAGCAGCTGTACCTACACGTTCGATCAAGCCATATTGACCATACCACGCCGCTGGAGAGATGGAAACAGTATACCCCCACAGTGATGGCTCGGTTGTTCCGTCAAGCCAATAGCGGATCTGTACTTGAGTCCCTGTTACAGCTACTCTCACCCAAGCAGCAGTACCCGCCGTAACTGAAACAGTACCCCCACTTGAGTAGTCAAACTCTGTACCCCCAGAAAAAGCAGTTACATAGTAGTGACCTGTCTGGTTGATGCCAGCAGCAATATTGTCATTAGCAGTGACATATCGGAAGAAGAAACCGAACAGGTCGGAGTTTGAGCCTGGCGTAAAGCGAGCGAGAAAGTTGAAGTCTTGGGAAACGCCAGTACCTAGCAACAACTTGCCGTAAGTAAGGCTATCGTAAGCGTAGTGGAGTTGGTTGGTGCTGACACTGTAGTTCGCTGTAGTCCCAGCGTTCACAACCCACACCTGACCATCACTAGATGTTCCTGGACCGGACGCTACGATCCTACTAAAGTTATCTGTACCTAATTGCATATTGTACTCCTACGGATACAGTGTCTGACTTGGATATAACGTCGTATTTGGGTTAGGTGGAGTATTTGATACGATCTTACAGATCGCTGATAGCGTAAGGTTGGCGTAAGCATGAACTGCAAGGTTCAATGTTTGTCCTACTCCTACATTGAGAATGGACGGTTGTTGCGCAGCTTCAATCAGGTTTCCAAAGAACGAAACCCAGGTCGCATCGTACGGACCTAAGACAGCATTCACGTTGTACCACAGGTTGATTTGGTCTACGTTATCTGTGATCTGTACTGACTCGATTAGCATATTTTGGTTGATGATGTTGAACATCGGTAGGTTGACGAGAGAGTACTGGCCTGGTTGGAATCCTTGCTGCAACGTGAAGAAGTTGAGCTGCGTACCATTCATGCCATATCTTGCTACAAGGTTCGACGCAAGAGTATACCCTTGTTGCTGAGTTGTGAGAGACGTGTCATTCTCAACTGACTCGACGACACCGCTATTACCACCACCTTCCACAATCTGTTCAGTGGTCACAAGGTTCAAATCCTGCGAAATAATCACAGTTGGGTATTGGCCTATGTAGGTAATAGTCAGCGTATTACTCGATGTCAGTTTCGTACCACTACTATCCTGAGTAATGGTCTCACTACCCTGCTGCCAATAGAAATCCTTGCCAGTATTGATACCTTTCGCACCGAACGTCTTGTTCGACCCATCAAGCGTAATGCTCAATAGGCTGGAAAGTTGGAAGCCCATCGCCCAGGACGTAGAGACTCCATCACCGACACGCTTCTCAACTTGAGTAATCGTCTGAGCAGTTCCACCAAGCACGTACTGAGTATTGCGGTACAGAGGATTCTGGCGATCTACAACAGGGGGACTGTGGCCCATTTCGATCTGAGTACCGTCAATTACCAAATTGCTCGGGTAGTAGAAGTACGGTGCGAACCACAGTTGTTTATACTGATCGATTTGCCAGAAGAACGGGGTACCACTCGCTTGTGATTGAGACGCTAACTTATCTAATACATTGGCAACTGTAGCGTACACAAACGTCGCATTCGGTATCTGTTGGAGCTGCGGATCTGGATAGACATCTGGCCCAGGAAATAATGTAGGCGAGGGATACTGGCCGAGGTCTACGATACCCCCTGCAGTTACACCCTCTACAGCTAGATAGTTCGCTAGAATCTGTTTAACAATTCCACCCGTTGTGTTCTGCGTATATGATGCGGCTATGACACGTTTATCAGCTAACCAGTGCTGGTCAACACACTGGATATCGTGAATCAGGTAGGCATTGAACCCAACCTTCGTCTCTTTCGGGTTAGAGAGGTATCCGCTAAAGACCGTCACGCCATTATAGTAAATATAGACTGCTTGATACTGCTGGAAGTGGACCGTTGTGTCGGTAAAGACCTTGAAACTCGCTGTTGACCTACGACCAATCGCTAACTGAATCTGAAGCGTACCACGAATGATAAATACTGGGTTACCATCAATCTGTACCACAATGCCAGGACCACCAGCCACCATACGCGGAATGAACGTACTCTTACCTGCAAGAGTTGCATATAAGAATGCTGGCAAAGCACCGGATAGAGTACCAACACCCCTAAATGTCACAGATGCATGCCATGCAATCGACATCGTGGCCGTAAGAGTTCCAACCCCAGCTAGAGTATCTGTCCATGTCACATGCATCGTACCCGTAAGCGTACCAACTCCATGGATGGTTGCACCGAACGTAGTACTCATCGTACCTGTTAGGGTGCCTACTCCGTGGATGGTCTTGCTCAGAGAAGTTTTGAGGGTAATAGTGGAGAGAGTAAGCGTACCTACTCCATGAATCGTCTTGGAGAGAGCAGTTTTAGCAGAGAGTGTCGGAGAGAGAGTACCAACCCCATTGATGGTAGTGGACAAAGCTCTTGTAGTAGCTACATAGCCGGGAGTTACTTGTGCTCCTGTGGTATCGCCTTGCGTAGCAGAAGTAGTAACAGTGATGAAGACAACCGCTGAACCGGAACCGGAACTGTTCGATGTGATATTCAGCCAACAGTCCATATACAGTTTGTCGCCTGTATTGAACTCCATCGAGCTAAGCGATGCAGTAAATGTCTGTTGGGTGTAGCCGGTCGTCATTGCGACGCCAGTTGTCGAACATGTTCCTATAGATGTGTAAGTTCCACCACTACTGCGCTTATAGAAGCGAGTCGACACATTGACAGTACCAGTACCGTTCGAGAAGCGAATGCGGACAGTGCTTGACCATGTGCCTGCTGAAATCGTCTTGGCCTCAAGCGTAGTTACGTCCCACAACCACCCGTTACCACTTGGAGATCCTATACTTCCTGCGGCTGCCCAAGCTCCGCTATTTCCGAGTCCGTAAACTTCTCCCCAACCCGTACTAGTACCTATAAGTGAAGAGTCCCCAGCAATGGTTCCGCCAGTTGTGGATGCAAGGGAGGCAGCAGTTGAGAGGGTAGAAGTAGCAACGTTTGAGAGGTAGACAGTAAGTGCTGTCACAGTTTAGTCCTCGGTAATGACGAGAGCGCCAATGGCGAATGAGGCGACAACGCCTGTATTCACAGTTTGTGATGTAATCGTGTTCCACCACAGTAGGTTACCGGCTGAACTTGCATCAAAGATACCAATCGCTACAATGGTCCCCCAATTAGCAGTAGGAGTAGCAAACGTAACTGTTCCGCTATTACTAATCTGTGCAGGTGCGGATGGTGCTCCGCTAATCGATGACCAGCCGGAAGAAGATGTGATACCTACACGTGCATATGACCCACCACTAACTTCTGTTGAACCTGTGTTGTTGTCATCCGTGGGTGCTGTTGTGAAGAGTGCCACATAGGTTGTAGTAGGCGCTGCTGGGAACGTAGTCCCCTTCATCCAGTTTAGAATAGCGTTTTCGAAGTATTGTGACTGGCCAGCCATGTATGTTCTCCTTAGAGGTTGTGTGTTCCGACGTTATAGCGAATTTGGTTAGTAAAGTGAGGTAGAAGACCCTGGCTTAGCATGCGTCCGTCTAGGTAGATAGGTGCGGGTTGCACAATGATCTGCGGTTGACTTGTGGATTGACCTAATTGGTTATTAGGTACGATCTTAGCACCTTGAGGTACATACATCGCTTCTGGACCACGTTCCCCAACCATTGACCATCCACCAGAAGCCGAATCCGTTCCATTTGCATATCCCTGGTACGCTCCACCGTTCATCATGCTGACTATACCAGGTACGTTAAAGACGCTGCCGTACCGTGACTTGATGTAGTTGATAGCGGCAGCAGCATTATCGATTGGGTTGAGAATGTTACCGTGACCTGCTACCATATAGGCAGCGAAGGTTGGTCCAATAGTCTGCATGAGACCTTCTGAGGGATGGCCAGCCGCGGCATTACTGTCCCAGTTGTTGACGGCGTTTGGATTACCACCACTCTCGTGCATAGCAATGATAGCAAGGTCATTGGCCCAGTTAGCAGGAACTCCAGTTAGACCTATAGCAGCGTTGATCCAGTCCATAACGCTTCCTGGTACATTGACAGCTTGTCCCGGACCTGCTGAACCTCCTCCTCCACCACCCGCCCCTGGTTTAGGCAGTATGCCATTCAGGAACCCTACTGCCCAACCCTTGATAGAACTAAGTGCGCTAGAGGCGAGAGACTCTATACCACCGGGCATTTTCAAGTCAAGGTGGAGTGTCGAGATAATGTGGTCTACGATAAACTGTGCCCCCTGCGTAAGCCAACCTCCAATGTCACCTAATGCCTTCTGCACAGTGGAGAAGAGATCTCCTATACCTCCGGCATATCCTGGGATATTGGACATTGACAGTAGAGACTTCGTATCGTTGTGGTTGAGTACACTAGTTCCCTTGGGTAGTGTCACAAGTTCTGGACCTTCTTCACCAACAATAGCTAGTCCACCAGGATGACCATCTGTACCTTGTGCATAATGAGGAATTCGGCCAAGGTGTATCTCAGGTATAATGTTCGAGGCACCTAGCGCCTTTGCTATGTTGTTCAGACCTTGACCAAAGAAGTTGACGAAGTTCTCAACGGCGGTAATACCACTATTGAGTTTGTCCACGATACCGTTTATCATATCGTGGAACGTATTGGTAACGCTATCTTTAATAGAGTTGAACTTGTTAACGATAGTTTGGCCAAAGGCAGTTATACCGCTCACTACCTCATTCCAACGGTCTTGGAACCACTTTCCTATACCGCCGAGTAAGGACACAATACTGTTCCACATGGTTTGGAACCAGCGAATGACTCCATTGACCAAGTCAGGGATGATGCTGTGGCCGACGAGCATATCGTACAGATGCTGGAAGTATCCGATGATACCTTGCACAAAGCCTACTACAATGCCACTAATGAGACCCCAAGCTGCTGAGAATAGACCGACTATGACGTTCCATATACCTTTGAACATTGTTACGATGCCGTTCCAGATAATACCTAAGTCAGCACCTAGCTTGTTAAACTTACCTGTGAACAGATCGACAAAGAAGTCTATAAACCCACCAGCTATTTGTACAAAGCCACTGATGATCTGTATAACTCCACCAAACGCTTGTGTTATACCGACTATCATGCCTGCGAAGCCTTTTACAACTCCAGCAATAGTAGCGACGAGTATACCTAATGCTACTACTATAATGCCTAAGATGATACCTCCCAGAAGTTGGAAGAATGGAAGAGTAGGTTTCATCGCGGTCATCAGATCGTTCCATGCTGGTAAGATCTGAGTCTTGAAGGTCACTACTAACTGATCCCAAACTGGTTTGAAAGTTGCAACTAGAAATGCACCTATCTGCTGAAAGATCGGTAACACTGTTGTCTTCATAAAGTTACCGACGTTGGTAAGTGCTGGGAGGAAGTTAGCTTGAAGCATCGTCCACAATTGGCCGATGTCCTTCACAAGTCCATTGATGAAGTCCCTGAACGGAGCATTCGTCTGGTAGAAGTGAGTGAAGACGAGAGCTACACCGGCTACTGCTGCACCTATAGCAAGAAGAGGCCAAGTGGCTATAGCTACTTCAACGGCAAAGGTTGCCATAGCGGGTATAAGCACGGTTAGGAGCATAGCACCTAAGCCTGCTAGTACTGGGGTAATGATTTGTGCGTTGGTGTGGAAGAAGTTTATAGTGTCACTGAGAGCGTGAGTCGATGTTGCCCAATCCGTAAAGCCTTTAATGACTGGCATTACCCTGTCTAGTATTTGCCCTAGCACAGGTAGTAACATCGTACCTATCTTAATGCCTAGCACTTCGAGAGTTTCTTTTGCCTGGTCCATCTTGAAGTTGAAGTCGTTCTGGACATCGGACCAACCTTGTACTGCGGAGTCACCATTCTTCATCGCATCCGTAATTGACTTAATGTTCGCTTCGTACGTAGACATATTCTGTCCACCTACCATCAATGCGACATTAAGACCGGTAGCACCACCCATAATGGCCTTGAGTGCGTCTTGCCCCTGCTTAGAACTGAGAGGGAACTTCTTACCGATGTGGTCTTCAATCTCCTGAAGAGTAGCGGCGAATCCTTTATTCTGTAGGTCATTATGGACTTGCTCTGCGGTTAAGCCTATATCTTTAAGTGCAGTTGATCCACTGCTTGTTTCTGTGTTCAGTGCTCTAAACGCATTGGCAAGGTTCTGTGAAGCGTGTTGTGCATCCATACCGGCATTGGTCATCGTAGCCAATGCACCAGCGACTTGAGGGAAAGAGATATGCAAGGAAGAAGCTAGTGGTAATACAGCACCCATTGACTTCGACAGGTCTTCCATGTGAGTCTTACCGCTAGCAACCGTAGTCACAAGGGCATTCATAGCTGCTGTCGCGTCTGTAGACTTGAGGTGGTAGTCCGTAAGGATAGTCGTGAGAGCATCTGCCACTGTGCCTAGATCCGCATTACCAACCTTCGCGCCTTCAGCGGCTATCTTTAGTACATTAAGTCCATCAGCTCCGTGATAGCCAGCGGACTCAATCATATACATACCATCAGTAAGTTGCTTGGTTGAAGTACCAGTGTCGATAGCCATCTGTAGGATGCCGTCCCCTACCATCTTGATATTCTTCTGAGCCTCACCCGCACCTGTCACAAGGGTCGTCATACCACTTTGGAAGTCTCCAGCCATCTTAACGGACGCAACACCCATACCCACAATGGCCGTACCTGCAATAGCAAGTCCACCAAGTGCTAAATTCTTGAGGGTACCACTAGCACTATCAGCGGAGCTACCAACACCCTGCAACTCCGCCTTTGCTTGGGATGCTCCTTGCACAGAGACGTTTGCTACTAGGTTTGCTGCTACTACCATTACTACTTCCTTTGTTGAGTGGCTTGTTTGTCTCGTATCTCTTGTGCTTGACTCTCAGCAGCCATTGCAATCAATGCTTTATCTCTCCACCAAACGGATCGATCCAGCAGTTCCCACGGAGATACATTCAGGTACTTTGCTGCTTGAATAATGGGGTACCAATCGGGGCAGTACGCTGTTTCTGTCTCTTCGCCAAGCACTAAGTAACGCCGCAGTGCTACGAGTTCTGGGTCTGCGGCGTCATCTTTTCCGGGCGTATGTCTCCCATGATCGCGTCAATGACAGCTTTCCTTACGAAGATGGGGAGTTCTGGAAGACGTTCTGAGGTGATAGGGAACATGACGGTTTCGGCTTCGTCATCGTAAAGGTCCCATTCCTTAATAAGTTGCACTAACACATCGTTGAATGCCTTAAATCCGACCGCAATACTGTCTTCATCCGTCATTTTGTTAAGTGCATTCAGGTCAGCAATGGTCTTTTCTGTGAGACGTGAGGGATAGTACACTACGGTCAGTGTGTCTTCCCCAATGGAAAGTGCTACTGTCGCGGTGTTACTCGCGATTTTGCGTAAGGTAAGTGCCATGTATGTATGTCCTTAGAGGGAAGCGATCAGATTCGTCACTGTGACTTGCTGACTATGACCCCAAGTCGGATCTTCGACTACGGTCAGCTCCCACTCGATAGCGAATACTCCCTGGTCATCAGCAAACGTAGAAGGTTTACCTACTTTCACAGCCATGTCGTGTATGAACTCGTTGTAGATGTTGGTAGACCCAGTACCGTCAGTTGCAATGGCCGTGCTACCTTTTGCGTCAACTCTTAAGTAGTAGGTAACTCCAGTCTGAAGATACCCTAGTAACGCCATCCCGGCAGCGTCAGCCTCCACCTTCAGCTTGAAAGTTGTAGCGGGTGCTGTATCCACATGTGCAGTAAAACCAATGTTCGCCCTGTTCAGCACCCAAAGCGGACCATACACACTGTTCATAGCGTACGTACCCTGCAACACACGTGTCAGTTGAGTAGTACCTAGTGCTGCTTGAGTTGAGTCCAAGTAGACATTGATGTGTTTAGCCGGAGCTGGTGCAATCGCAACTGCTGTTGGAGAGGACGTCAATGTAATAGCGTCCGTAATGGGTTGGCCGATCAGCGTTCCAGTGACAGTAAAGGCTTTTCTAGTAAAGGTGTATCCAAACTGGTTGAAGATGCCATAGGCAAACCTATGAGCGCGTACGGCATCACCTTGCTCTAATGTGAATGTCTGAGGTACGATACTCCCTGTTGTTGGAGGAGAGAATACCCAGTCCTTAGCTGTTGCAGATGGACCAGCGTGTGCAGTAGCTGTAGTCGCTCCCATAACACTAGCGAGTGGGTAGATGATACCGTTGTAGTCCATATCTCCACCAAGTGTCCCATCCATCCACTCGGTATTCTCTTCTTGTGTGCTTGGATACTTGTGGCCTGTCGGAGTATAGAAAATGACGTCTCCGTTGATACCAAACGTCCAAGTAAAGCACTCCAGAAGTTTACTAGCAGCTACAACTGTGCCCAGAGCGGATGTGGACTCAGCACCTACTTGTACCTTCTGGTTAATAGTAGTTCGTTCTGCGGTCCAGGACATGCCGGAACCTCCTTACATGTATAGTTAGTTTTTACCGGATGCTATAATAGGTAGCAAATTTATATTGCTTCTTACTATAATCCGTGTAGATCAACGGTAGACGAATGTATAACAGTACTATCTAGTGTATGTACTTATGGACCTTGCTCTACAATCAAGCGATACATACCACCCATGTTCATCCACAGTTCACCATTCACCAGTTCGTCCAGTTGGAATGGAGACTGACGATTGCAAGACAGAATCGTCCCACCAGTTACGGCACCAGACGTTGGAGGACTTCCAATAAGGGCATCCACTCTAGAGGCAGCATTCACAATGGCAGCGGACTCATTACCTGGTCCGACAGCTTTGACTTGGAAGAGCAAGTCATCCATAATACGGAAGGCGTTAGCAGTAATGACGTCGACACCAGCTTGGAAGACTAGCACTACGTAAGGTGTCACAGTGCCAGGTGGTGCTAGTCCTCTCCATACTCCTCCAGGTGCATAGCCTGTCAGTGTGCTATCGTTGGAGAGAGTAGTGTATAGCCACTCGAATCCGAACCAAGTCTCATGCCCTGCCATTACGCTATGCCTACCTTACGAGCGACGAATAGCAGGTCCTCGTCCATGTCCGCTTGAGTATCCATTAGACCTGGCTCGAAGAACGGCCTTGCAGGTAAGAATCTCGTTCCGTAGTTCTGATACGCTCCATAGTCAGCACCTACGACAACGTCTACAGTACCGTCTTCTTGCTTCTCCGTATGCACACTATCTAGCATCTCACCAGTATCTACCTGCCCATTAGCAATAATATGCTGTTGAATGTTCTCTACCGCTAAGTTAGCCTCATCCTCTGCAAACACTTCGAGTTCAGCGGCTAAGGCTAAGGCGATAGAACCGAAGTGGTTAAACGCTTCCACTATTTCACCTCGCTTGCTAGCACAGTTAGGAGTGCTGGGTATGATCTAGGTGCTAGAATCACTTGTACCTCTAGCGTTTCACCACTTATGACTAAGTGATCCTGATGTTTGACATCTGTACCTACTGGCAATTTGACTTGCCACGCGGCTAAAGAACCTATAAGGTAATCGTAGTTCTGTAACTGACCCGCTGTAGGTTCAGACATACCAGCTAGCACAGTGGCAATAGTCGTATACGCAGACGAACTGCCTCCAGCACCATCTGATACAAAGGCACCTTTTCTCTGCACAAGGCACGTAAGACTGAGTGTTTGTGCAGCAGTTTCTGCCTGAATACGTGCAAGTTCTGCGGCGGTAACGCTCATATACTACCTCCTATGGTTGCTGTGTCTGAGTAGTAGCGTGATGATGATGCGCGTGGTGAGCACCCGGATGACTAGAGTGATGGGCATGATGTTCATGATGGCCATGATGGTGTGCAGCATGAGTTACTTTGTGATGATGGTGCATAACATGATGCTTGTGCGAACCGTGATGGTGACCACCTCCGTGATGATGATGTGTAGCAGCCATTGATTACTATGCTCCTTTCACTACGTCATCTTGATCTAGTAGTCTCATCCGTCTAGTACCAAGTGGTGCCATCACATCGTGTCTACGCATCTTTACTACTTTGATCTTAGACCGTTTGCGATAGTACTCAGACAATGCAAGTTTGGCAGTCATCAACTGTGAGCGTCGGAGATTTTGACCATCCACAGAGATGTCGTAGTCACCGGCTAGAGTTGCAGCCCAGAACTCAAGTAGGTCTGCTGCTGCAGCATTAGGATCATGCACTTTGCCTGTTGCGAACACAGGAGGTAGTTGTCCTGGTACCGTACCAGACGTAAAGACATTAGACTCGAACGTCCAGTGGCCAACGTTGAGTTCTGAAGACACTGGAGTGAGTACGATCCACGGAGCACCAGCATTATAACCTTGTAGCACTACGTCCGACTCCCACCACTGATACGCACTATAGTAGTCCGCAAAGATAGTAGAGGGCTGGTTAAGGGTACTTGCAGTATTCACAATGCTGGGTGCTATCGTCAGACCTTCGTAGCGGATATCCTCGCGACTCTCGTCAAACCTATCCTGTATCTGGTCATCCGTAAACTGTGGAGTACCGCTAGAGGGATCTCCGATCATCAGCCGAACCTGTGTTATTAGAGCAGCCATACTAGATCGTGCCATAACTGCCCTCCTTAGGTCTTCTTAGGTGGACGACCACCTTTGTTCTTCACTGGAGTCTCATTGACCTCTACCACGGTTGCTTCCACCTCTGTTGTTGGATGAAGTTCTGCTACTGCGGAAACCTCTACGTTAACTGAGTGGTGCTTCGCTGTCGGATCGGATATCTCTATTCCACCAGCCGCTAGCAACCTAGCAATGTGATCCGGGTTATGAACAAGGGTATCAACTCCGTTTGGGCATTTAATCCACATAAGTCACCGACTTACCAACTAGAATGCTCTTGGCAGTAGCAACGCTGCAATAAACCCAGTCGCACCAGAGAAGTCAATGCTAATGGTGCCATCCGGCTGTATGAACCTCGCTACCTCAAACGGGCCAAAGACTCCAATGCCAGTGGTAAGTGTCATAGCAGATGTAGTTAAGTCACCTTTGCCACTCTCGAAGGCTGGTGGTGAGATCGGACTAGATGTACCTGCACCCTGCTTAGTAAGTCCACCGTCTGAAGTACCTGCACGAATCGTCAGCGTACGACCGGTACCATTAGTATTCAGCACAAGTAGGATAAGACGGTCAGCATTACCACTTGCAGGTACACTAGTGGTCGGAATCGCAATCGACATACCGGCTGATGCATCAGTGGCAGTCATACCAGTACCGTCATTCAACATGCTCACAATCTGACCATTAGCGGTCAGAACCTTAGGAGCAAGAACTGTTCTATTTGCCACGGTTTTCTTCTCCTCTTAACTAGGGGTGCTGTAGGTAAGCAACAGCCAGAGCGTATGGACGTACAGTCTTCGCACCGTAGAGAGCAATGCCTTTCACAGCATCGGCAAAGCGAGCAGGTGGTCTGTACGCTTCCACTTCATTCAGACCTTCCGCTTTCGTCAGTGCCATTGAATGACCAGCGATCACCACGTCTTGGCTGCCAGCTATCCCCTTAGTACCACCAAGGTTAGGAGCATTTAGAGACTCATAGACGTCCATCCCAGCAATTTTGCCTAGGTACGCTTCTGCTTGTACCTTACCAGCGGACGCGTCAAGCTGATTAGTCATAATCGTGTAGCGAGCGTCTGGAGTATTGAAGCTAGTGAACCGGATATCCTGAATAAGCAGAGTCGTTACCCAGGGTGGAACCACACACCAACGACCGATCTTAGGTACAGCGTTCTGTGTCAGGTACTGGTTGAGTACGACAAGGTAGTCATAGACAGTAGTACCAGACCCTACACCTGTTGAGGTAGCAGTAGCAACAGTTGGTACGGTGAACGAACCGGACGAACCAATCAGGTTAGCAGCAATCGCATCTGTATAGAAACCAGCGTAGTACTGGTCCATAGTCAATGCAATCTTGTAACCCGCCCAACTCATAGCCTCAGTCATCACCTCTGGATGAGCCTGAGCCTTGTCGACGTCATCTACCTCGAAGTTGTAGTACTTCGCTTGAGAGATCGTCAGCATAGTCTGAGCATCAGTTAACGCTTGAGGTGCGTTAATGTCAGTATCTTTGGTGTAACTATAGATGTTGATGTCACCGATCGCATTGATGCGAACTGTGTCACCCATCTTCTGGATCTGGCCCTCATAGTCGCTATTGAACAGATTACCGAACACTAGGTTGACTTTCAGTGCGGCCAACAGTGTATCTGCCCATAGCTGAGGGATAAAATTGTTCAAAGACACGTGTTATGCCTCCATAGCGTACACTTGTACGCTGTAATCATTTCAGTTTTGTCCCATATCTTGGAGAATTCTGTTGTATCCATTGCTGTATCTCTTTACCTCTAGCGGCGTATTCTGCTTGAGTCATCTTTGAAATCAAATCCCAAGATAACTCCAAGTGGGCACTAGCAGAAGATCTTGATGGGTTGGTAGCACTAACGCTTGTCTGGTTGACCTTACTATTAACTAGATAGGGTTTCGCCTTCACTAGTTTCTTGAGTAGGTCGTCCGCATTCGTCGGCATACCGCCATCATCGAACTCCAATTCGCTGAGGTCTATCAGTTTCAAAGCGGCGTCAGCATCGATGATACCTAATTTAGAGGACTGCCTCTCGATCTCGTACCGGACAAGTCGAGTTTGCATATCTTGCACATATGTCGTGTGCTGTTGTTGGAGTTCTGCATACTGCTGTTGAAGACGTTCGGACTCAGACATCTGAGACTCTTTAGTCTTCTTCTCCCGATCCTCAAACTCCTTCAACCTCAACCTTAGGTTCTTTGCCTCTGATCGCAGCTTTTTGGCATCAGCAACGGATAGTGTAGTGTTCTCATCTCCCACCTGGGGATCTGAACTGTGTGTATCGCCTACCGGAGGCTGGTTAACAGCGTCACCTGCCTGAGGATTCGCTGTGGTATCGTCTTGCATGTCTCACCTTCTTGGAATAGTTACGATGTCGGCCATATCAGTAACCGCCATCCTTCGCTGTCTTCTGAGTAACCTGCATCGTCGCAGGTAGTTTCAGTTTCGGTTTACCTACCTTAGGATTGTTAGTCTTCAGACGCATATCCTTAGGCGTCGCTTTGCTGGGTTTGCCTCCCATTGGACACCTCCACAGTAGTTGGTGCAGTAGACGTAGTCGCAGTTTGAGGTTGTTTGTCAGTAGCCGGTTTAGCAGGAACTTTACTAGGTGCGGGTGCTACTTGAGCGACGAAAGCTTGTTGCGTACTCTTCTCCCCTTCAACCTCTGGATCGTACCCAAGCCTCTGAAGCACAGTCGACTGACTCACTCCTAGTTGTAGTAGCAATACTCCTGTCTGTGCTGCTTGCAGGTCGTCTATGGGTAGCAGGTCTTGCCAATGCAGTTCGATAGGGTAGTCTTCGTACTGTTCAAGTGGAATAAGACCCTCGCACACTAACGCAGCTTTGGATATCTCACGTATGAGACGACCGTACAAACGCCTCTTCTGCGTAGTCTTCTCAAGCAAAGGTTGGAAGAGTAATTGCAACGCCACACCACTAATCTGGCCTTTCGGTAGGTCAGTGAGTCTTCCTAAAGCAACGGCTGGTACTCTACTCTGCTCATCCATGTCCGACCTAATCACAGAGGCAAACTCGATCAGACCATTGAAGTTCTCCATCGCAGCTAGCTTCTCTAGTTTGCTTACAGTCTCGGGTAAGCAAACTAGGTCGTCTATACCGATTTGGATCTGAGATGCACCTAGTCCAATAGCGTACGTAATAGGGTGACCATGATACTTAATGATACGAGAAGTATTGGACTGCACAAAGTTGAGCACTTTGTTCATGTTGATCAGGTCCGATGTAAGATCAGGCATACCCCAAGCTTCATTAGGGTTAGGTAGGTTCTGGCAGCAGAAGATAGGCGCAAATGGATATAACCACTCCTCGACACTGCCGACAGAATGCCACATGCCTGCTTGACCTTTACGTTCGTAGTTAGCAATGATCCAACTGTCGTCCAGGTCGTACTCTCCAGCGATACTGGCCATATTGTCTGGATCTACCCTAGAAATGATCTGTCTGTGCTGTAACCCGTCTGAACTCGAGTACTCAATCACATAGGCAATAGTCAGCGAGCAGTCGTCAGGTGCCGTAACGATGCGTACAAGGCTGGGGTTCAGTACGACAATGCGAGGGTACCTCATCTTCCCTTGAGAGGGAATCAACTTCAGAAATACTTCTCCACACACTCCACCATTGATAGCCGCCTGTGAGAGTAAGGACATTTTGTCATCATCATCTCCCCAAATACCATCGAGAAAGTCTTGAACAGGTCCTACACCACCGGTATCCTCAATCTTTAGCACAGGTCCGAACAGAAAGCTAACACCCTTGTCAACGATAGGGCAACATCTATTAGACAGTACGCTATCGTCTGGTTGGTCAGCAGCTATCTTGAGCGGAGGTTTAAACTCTCCGTGATACGCCTCCCAAGCGTCTCTCATCCTCCTACGGCGTTCTTGGTCTTCTCTTGGAGTGGTAGCTTGAGCCAAGGACACACTCTGTGTTGAAGGTGAGCTATTTCGATATGGAACTGCTACCATTGTTTATCTCCAGAAGTTATGATAGTACGTAACTTCGCTCTGCCGGATGTCCAGATGTGCGACTATATATCTGTCGCAGTCTAGTGAGTGATCGAACTCTTTCACAGGTTGCTCCCCTCTTATGACTCCCCCACGTGTATCCCACACATATGAGTCGAACTCTTCTAAACCACTAGTAGGCCTCTTCGCCTTCACCAGCTCTTGGTCACGCTCGACTAGGATGTCTTTGAAGTACAGCAGTCTCGGTTTCCCATCTCCAGCAGGTCGAAGACGTGAAGCTACAGCCTGAATCCCATCACTGACAGTTTTCTTAGCAGGTGTTGTGTTCAGTTTGAGATGACGTTCTAGAGTGGCTCGGTCCTCAGCATCATGGTCGCAAATGATAGCTCTTGGGAGTGGATCTGCATACTCAGACACAGTTGCGTTGTACTGTTTGTGTGTAGTCGGCAGTTTGTGGAACCAACCTGATGCAAGTGCGATGGCTTGTGCGTGGTCTTCCACCAACGTCTTCGTCTTGTAGATCTCACGGTAACAATACAGCCGACCGTCAGGATCAGTGGCATACCACTTGCAAACAAACGGATTCGTATAACCAAAGTCAACAGAGAGGTATCTCGGCCAGTCTTTCGGGATCGGAAATCTGTCAATGACGTTACGTGCTCGATTCCAACTATCTTCATACACTGTTCCCTCAGACGCAGCCCAAATACCATAGCGATACCTGGCAAGTCTCACCCCAGTCAGGCCACCTAACACATCGAGGACATACCGTTTCCCCTCTTCAGTCCAGTCTTGTGTCTTGAGATCATAGTATCTTGGGTTGTCCTCATGTCTGGACACAAGACGAGCAGTGATCCCTGTCTGCATACGTTCATTGAGCCAATGCGTAGGAGAGTCAGGGTTGAAGTCCATAATCAGTTGCTGCCAGGGTATCTTGCCCTTACGCAACCTCATCCGGCAGAACTCAATATCGTCTACACTACACTCAGTAGCTTCATTAATATAGACAAGGTCAACTTCCAACGACTTCACCTTTGTCGGTTTATCCAAGCCTGACACTAACATGAGCGACCCGTTAGGATACTCGAACGCTGCCGGACGTATTCTATTTCCACCGAAGTAGTTGACACCCTCTCTCGGATCTAACACATCGTCTCTGAACGTGGCCATAGCTGATGCTGACAAGTCTGTGTTGTACTTACGTGCCACTAATGCCTTCGCACCTGGATACTTGAGCAGAAGTATGTGAATGTAGTAGAGAATGCCAAACGTCTTGCCCGTACCAGCAGGACCATCCAAACCAACCTCAATGTCATGACACTGACCCAGTTCTAAGGCTGCACCACGTAACTCAGGTGAGGGAATACGGACTTCAGTTGGTTCTAGTAGCATCATGCCTTAGGCTCTTCCCCTAAATACCCATTCGGTACTTCTCTGACGACTACCTGTGCTGAGAACACATTGGCATTCACAGGCACATCCATACCCATCAGTTTCCTGCGAGCGTCTGAGATAGCGAGGATGCGATCGACAGCGAATAGACGCCCTTTGTAAGTTGGGTCCATTGCTAAGGGCCACACTTCAGCGTGTAACCGATCTAGCATGTCGATTTCCTCTCGCCTCAGGTCGTCCACAGCAGTTACCACCGTACGTTCTAGTTCGCGTTGGATGGCGTTGTAGGCTGCTCCAGCACTCGCGTAACCAGACCTAGCAGCCACTTCCGTGTAGGACAGACGTTGTCTGCGCAACTGTATCGCGTGTTCAGCTCGACTAGTAGCGTTGGCGTCTCTGGAGTAGGGTTCTAGGGGCACAGTGTTGTGGTTGGTCTCTTCGACGTCATCCTCTACAGCAGTCTCGCCGCGTTTCAGTGCCTGTGCCTTGAGTTGAGCAATGCGAATCTTCTCAATCGATTCTGGGGTGTGTTTATGTGAGGACATAGGGTTACAGCCGTTTTACCTTTAATCTATTCGGAACTCCCTACTGCCATACAGCACAAACGGTAGCGTTCACCATATATCGGTTACTAACTACCGTTGCACCAAAGGAGCTCCCGTCAGTGATAAGTGAAGACACCGTCCTCTACAAATCACTTTTGTATGCATTCGGTCATCGGTACCACAGCGGCAAAAGGCTCCACTCACCAAGGTACTTTACTGACGATGACCTGCTGGATATATTCTATGATACTTGTCGGTGACAAATCAAGAGATAATCCCGGTAATATCATTTCGAGCAGTCAAACTGCTGTAAACTGCTAGCCAATCTGCTGGTTATGATGCTATAGCCCAGGGCTGCGAGCTTTAGCTCCTAGTATGTGGACAAGTTTGGAATAACTATATGGATAACCTGTGGATGCATAGCCGTTGAAGTGCCGTAGTACCTTCCATTGACAGTATCGCGTCTCTTGCAATATGCAAACGGATGTGCTATACTCTGTTATAGACAACAGTATGAGGGGTTTCCAACAACAGTATCGTGGAAGCAAGTGGATACTCGGGGCAACAATAAAGCCGCTCATAAGGCGGCTTTAAGAGAAATGCCAAGAGCCGGAATCGAACCGGCGACACCAGCATTTTCAGTGCTGTGCTCTACCGACTGAGCTATCGAAGGCAGGCCAGGAGCCACTTGACGAGACATTGTTGACAGTGAAATCCCTCTTCAGACAACAGCATCAGAAAGAGGGAACCAATGTCACAACTTACCGAAGCCATCGACACCTACATGTATGTGATCGCTGGCCTATCAGAGCACACTCAGATCTCCTACCGCGACAAATTAGCCGTGTTCTCAGAGTTTTGTAGCGCTCACACTCTCGACCTCACCGACATCACCCCAAAAGTCTTCAGAACCTTCATCACCTTTGTCTCTAGTCGAGCCAACCCACGCACAGGGGGGACTATCAGAGGTCATACTATCTCCAGCTATGGCCGTGTGATCAAAGTCTTCTTGCGTTGGGTGTCCACGTATGAGGAGTACGCTGGTTGTATCAAGCCAAGTACGTTACGGTCATTGGCGGTTCCTAAACTAGAGGAGCTGACAAAGCCCATCCTCACCCTTGACGAGATCCACAGATTGTATGAAGCGTGTCAGCAAGAGTGCACCAAACAACTCGCTACCAGGGACACCGCTATCCTCTCACTCCTGCTTGACACGGGTGTGAGGGCATCGGAACTATGCGGCTTAACGCTTGTCAATGTCCACCTAGACCAACGAGACTCCTACATCCTTGTGTACGGCAAAGGCAAAAAAGAGCGTGAGATAGGTCTGGGGACTAGAGCACGTCTCGATATACACAGGTATATCCGTCAGTACCGCAAATACGCCAAACCAGAGGAAGTGGTAGTGCTAGGTCGGTCTGGAGAGCCACTCACCCGCAATGGTTTAGACCAAATCCTCTACCGTCTCAAAGACTGGGCAAGTGTTACCACTGAAGGTGGGGCTCATTTGTTTAGGCACACCTACGCCACTTTGTACTTATCGAATGGAGGGGACGTCTACAAGCTCTCAAGGCTCATGGGCCACACACACATTACCACCACAGAAGGCTATGTCAAAAGCATGCGACAGCGGGACGCTCGTAAAGGACATTCTGTGCTCGATGACCTCTCCAGTGCACACTAGGGAGTGCAACCACTGTTGGTACACGCTAGTGGCTAGCATCCAGTTCTCAAGCTCTAGAGGGTCTGCTAGACTACTAGAGAGCGCATAGAGAAGGATCTGTATATGATACGACTGAGGGTAAAGGAAGCAGTCACAGAGCAAGGGGTGAGTCTTGCGAAGCTGGCACGGAAAGCTGACCTCGATTGGAAAACTGTCCACCGGCTGATCAAAAACCCCTATGCTGAAGTCTCTACCTTTACCCTCGGTCGGATTGCAGATGCTTTAGGGGTCTCCGTCCATGCACTCATTGAAGATGGCCCTGGACCTGTACCAAAACAGGAGAGCAACTATGAGTCAGCAGCAAATACATAAGATGAAATTCCTGTCACTGTGCAACCACCACCATGTAGATGTGCTCATGCTATACCGAAAGACTGGCATCCACCCAACCATTATTGGTGGCATGTTTTGGGGCTACGGTATGCAGAGAGCTACAGCACAACAGGTGTTAGACGCCCTGAACGAGTTCGCCGGAACAACGTACGCCTTAGACGACCTTGACGTAGTGCTTACCCCTGAGAGTGCCAACATGTCTCACTACGACCAGTAACGCATATGTAGGGCACCACGATTAATAATCTTGACAAGCTTACTCTATTATGATAGAGTATATATGAAGGAGCTATACAGATGATCACAAACACAGATATCCAACTCACGTTAGTCGCTCTCCAGCAGCTCCCAGATCTGACTGAGGAACTCCCTGAATTTCTGTATGGTCACTTGAGCCAGTGTGTCCTCTCAGCCATCTACTCGTTACAGATGGATGGTGACGTAGAGCGTGCAGTTGTTCAACGCTATACTGAGTGGGCCAGGCTTGAACCTGCGTATCGATCAGAGAGGCTCAACTTCTTGACTATAGGGACTCAACAACCGCTGGGAGCGTTCATCAGGGACGTCAATGATTGGGGTCCAGACCTGTTTGCCTCTGATGTACTACGGAATAGTCGACCCATTGGTGGTATCTCACGGGCATTGAGCTGCCTACTGTTTGCGCAGTTGTGTGCGAAGTGGGAAGTCAAATACTTCCAGGACTGCGATCGCATCCTTCACAACCCGGCGTTTGAACGTGAAGCGAAGAAGATTCGTGGTTGGGGTGGAGGCAGAGCCCTTGACTACTTTTATATGATGGTTGGGGATGAAGAGTCAGTGAAGGTTGACAGCCGTATGGAGGACTTTGTCCAACGGACCATCGGCAGGAAACCTCCTGAAGCTGATATCAAACAACTCATCACCACTGTAGCACCTCTACTCCAACGTACACCCAGACAAATAGACAACCGCATTTGGTACTGGGAACGCGTCCAAAACCGAGGGAGTACACACGATGACCCATGACCAACACCATCACGACCATGACCACGAAGACCCTCCTGTGTACGTGATCGTAGACCAGCACGGTCACTGCATCTACCTCACGTACCGGGAAGCCCTCATCACCATCGAATGGCTCCGAGACCGACTCCGACAAACCCTACAAGACCAGGAATTCTCCCCGGACTCCCCTCCTGACAACCCCCACTCCTCACTCTAAGCACAGGCATGTTGTGCATAAAGTGCTATTCGGTCAGCAGGTATGTGGTTTCAATAAATACAAGCAATACATTTTATCCATGCAAAATACGTTAAAATTTTTAATTTTTGTATGAAATCAAAAAATTGGTGTCATAGTTTATTAAATAGCATAGAAATATTCTGACGCATATGCTATACTTGCACTATCGTTAGCAGTATGCTCCGATCAAGAGGCACTGGAGCATATATGGTTTCTACTAGGGCATAAGGAGCTTTTACTATGGTACCAGATGATATGCTGCACGATTCAGCAGACGATCCTACTGAGGGGGCAAACTCGGATCGATTCGCCTTAATCGATGTACGCAGGTTTTATATTGCGCGGTACTGGTACAGCGAGGGGATCGATTTGGCTTTCGCCGATGTTCCAATTCCGGCAATTCAACAGCGAGCGTTGAGGTATGCACAGGGCAGTCTAGAGAACATGGGAATAGCCGACATAGAGCACATCAAATGGCTTCTTGAGAAGCGTCGAGAGTTCTTCATGACTATCCTGGACTGACTCCTTAGGCTAGTGGTGACTGTACTACTAGCCTTCCACTCTAATTCTGGGGGGTGTGTGTCCACGCCAGCAGATACTCTCCTACCCCTCGGAAATTCCTCAGCAGTAAATTTCAGTTTTCCTCTTTTCTGTGGGGTATCAGAGAATAGTAGTATAGAGTTGCGTGGTTAACATACGCTTGCTAAAAAAGATAAAAAATATAAACAATTTTAACATAAAGTGGACGTTTCCTAATACCATATATATATATCGCCTTTTGGGGGGGATCAGTTTATATTTTTTATCTTTTTTAGCAAGTGATCTTCACCCACTTAATTTATGTGGTCCCCTGTAACTGCATTAAAACTACCAGGGTAAACCATTGATTTTTGATGCAAAGTCAATTATAATTATAGTATAGAGTTAGTACAGTAGAAAACATTCAGGAGAAGGACGCAATGACTCAGAACGGTACGCATAAGGGGGGGCGTAAGTCTCTTCCAATCGACGAGAAAGCTACTACTGCGAACTGGACCATCACACCCAGCTTTAGAGACGCAGTCGCAGTCGCAGCTAAGAGGGATGGCTTCGTGAGCACCAGTGAGTGGGTAAGGCAGAAACTGCTCCCACATCTCAAGTAAGCCGAGCCATCGACTACAACAACAGATGTACAAAACTAACAAAAAAAATGACCTACCGTTTTTTGCTGAGGGTGTAGGTCATTTTCTAGTGACGTAACTTGTAGAGCGAAACACCTCCTTTTGAGTGGTCACTTATAATATATCTCATTTATATTATAAAGTGAACTTATACAAAAAATCAAGGAGGGCAGTGAATAATGGGGGACACCTATTATGGTGGACACTAACACCACAGATTTATTCGAGTACGAAGCCTCAGACAATGCCTCTACTACTAACCACACTGGCTCGGCACTTGGGCCAACGACTACATCGACTAAAAGCACGCTAGACCTAGCGAGGGAATACAAAACCAAATACGGAATGTCAGTGATTCCTGTTCCTCGTCAATCCAAGAACCCTGACCTTGGTGGATGGCAGAACCTACGCATTACAGAAGAGGAGCTGCCGAAGTACTTCGATGGATCACCTCAAAACATCAGTTGGTTGCCAGGAGAGCCAAGCAATGGCCTCGTAGACATAGACATCGATAGCTACGAAGCTTTGATGATCGCTGAGATATGTTGCCCGAAAACTCACCTCATCTACGGGCGTAAGGGAAAACCTCGCTCCCACAGAATTGTAAGAAGTGTACCACTCCCGGACTCTATCATAGGGAAGAGCGTTTTGAAACTCGAAGACCCCTCGATCAAGGGTAAGGTCGACGAACACGGGAGGAGCGCCTGCATCGTTGAGCTACGCACTACTAGGTGCCATACTGTGCTGCCAGGAAGCACTCACGAGGATACGGGCGAAAACATTGAGTGGGATGAAGAAGGAACGCCTACCTCATATGCACCGGACTATCTCATCCACAGCTTGAAAATATGGGCAGCAGCTGCTTTGCTTGGTCGGCACATGCCTGGAAAGGGATCTCGACAGGACGCTACCCTAGCTATCTGTGGAGGGCTCTTCCGTCTGTGGCAGGACAAGGACAAGGTGAAGGAGTTCCTTAGCCTGGTGTTGAAGGTTTCCGGCGATGAAGAGTACGATGCGCGGATGCAGTGCGTAAACACCACAGAAAGGCAGATCTTTGAGGGGAGGAACTATACTGGGTGGAAGACTCTCACAGAGTACATCGATAAGAGGGTTGTGCAGCGTGTCTGTAACTGGATAGGTGACTCTATCGAGATGGAAGAGACCAATCGCAATATGAATCGAGATGCCGACCCAGCTGAGGACACCAAGTGTTCAGATATTGGGAACGCAGCTCGTTTTGCTGACATGTGGTGTAATGAGCTGAAGTGGGTTCCTGCTTGGAAGTGTTGGATGTTCTATAACGGGATACGTTGGGAACACGTAGATGAAGCCTTCGTCATAGGAAAGTCCAGAGACGTAGTGTACAGCCTCTTCGACGATGCGCGAGACCTGAATATGCAAAAACAGGGGAGCGGTGGTCTCTTGTGGAAGTGGGCAGATAAGTCCTGTGCGGCTGAGCGATTGAGTGCAATGGTGCGTATTGCGAAGGCTGATATGTCCATCAGTAGTGAAGTGTTCGACGACGCTGAACGTACACGCTACAGATTGAACGTTCGTAATGGCACTATCAATCTGAAAACTGGCAAACTAGAGCCTCACAACCCACTGGACTATACTACGTTAGTAGCGCCCGTTACGTACGATGAAGATGCGCCCTATCCTCTACGGTGGACTAACCATCTAAAGTGGTGTTTCAAGTACGATAGAAATGACAAGTCTACCTGGGACGTCTACTGGTACATACACAAAATACTTGCGCTATCAATTACAGGAGACGTCTCCCACAGAGTGATACCTGTTCAGCACGGAGACGGCAGCAACGGTAAAAGCGTTATCATTGGTGTAATGTCCCGAGAACTCGGTCCTTACGCACACAAAATGAAAAAGGAAACTCTGCTGCAAAAGCAATACGCCGATGGTGGTGGTGATGCTTCGCCGGACATAATAAAGTTGAAAGGTAAACGCTTTGTGTATGCGAGTGAGACTAACGAGGGTGAGACTATGGACGTCTCAAAAGTAAAGGACTGGGCTTCCGGTAGCGAGAAACTCTCCGGCAGAGCGCTATATCAAGACTCTGAAGAGTTCTGGCCACAGTTCATTTTGTGGATTACCTCTAACCACAAGTTGAGAATACCAGAAACAAAACCGGCCATTTGGAATCGGTTAAGACTGATACATTACAGTAACACTATTGAAACAGACAGGATGAACACAAAACTTGCCGAGGAGATTTTCAACGAGGAGTCTAGTGGTATCCTTAACTGGCTCATCGAAGGGGTGCGGTGGTTGTTGGAAGAAGGTATCAAAGAACCGAGTTCAGTTATCGAGAGCACGCTAGAGTATCGGGATGAGCAAGACGTTTTCAAGCGAAGCTACCTATACATCTTCGATATAAGCGACAAATCCGCACACACGCCCCTTAAGGATCTGTATCGGCATTATGAAACACACTGGTCTGGCGTCTCTCGCGGCAAAGTTATGCTAAAGAAGGACTTTACGGCGAAACTAGTAGAGATGGGTTTCGTCCGAGACAAGCTCAAGGGTACAAGTCTCGATGGGCATAGAGGTATCAAGATAAAACTCCCAGAGGAGGAGAAGCCAGAAACTCTATACGACAAAGAAGCAAGCCCCAGACTAGTTTCACTCCTCAGAAGGTTGTACCACAACGCGGTAAGCACAGATGACGAACTACGAGTAGTGGACCTGGAGTACAAAGAGGACATTGCAACCCTGAACGTAACCGGTTGGACGATCATACGCACCGGTAGAGGATACGTGCTCGACACCGACAAACTGCCCGACATGTCTGAAGAGGATCGTAAACACATCACTGGGTAGGGCACCTAGCGTTAAGCAATTTCGAGCAAGATTGAGAAAGATCTGGGGAAATCCATTGATTTATAGTGTAAGGTATACTATAATTATAGTATAGAAGATAGAAAGGAGGTAGAGTAATGTCAATCGATTTCAATCAGGAAGAGACTCTACCGGAGTTGATTACTGCTGAAGCAGTTGCAGCACACTTAGGGTGGACTATTGATGCAGTTCACGCTAGATTACAGCGAATGGGGCGGAAAACTGCAAAGAACCCTACGGACGGTCGGAAACGTCTAGTCCGTAAGGAGGACTACATAGAGTTGAAGAAGCTCTATGAAACGTACGGAGTAGGTACCCCCCAACAGTTGGGAGAGAAGTAAACCGGAGAACGTTACTGAGTCGGGAGTTTGGGAACTTGTTCGCCAGTAACGTTCACCTACCAGTAGGCAAGAGTTTGTACCTCTCATTAATATTATAATAGGAAACTCTCATTATAATCAAGTGGGACTTACAAACTCTCCTTCAAAGGAGAGTTACTCACATGTTCACACGACACTACATGCACACAGTCGGTAAAGACTTCGCTATCTTCTCCCTTAAGAGAGATCGGCAAGTTGTAGACATACCCGGTCGCAAGATGGAAGAGGGTATGCTGTTCGAGTTCTGCCTCCTAAACGGAGATGAACTGAGTATTACTGGCTGCATCAATGTGTCAGACAACGGCATGTCGATGGACTTACGATACGGTCAGTTCACAGGAATGTGCCACACGCTGATGACGGAGCATACTAACATCGACTGCATGATACATCACAACTTACGAGACTTCACTACCACCTTCTGGTGGAATCTTTACGACTGCAAGCACCCAGTACAACAACTAGGTCCAAGACACTACTAACAGAAAGAGGTAATACGAGTGGCAAATAACACCTTTACGTACACAGACCACGAGTTCAATGAAGAGTTCCTGAACTTTATGCAAGAATGCATGGAAACGTACCGAGAAAGAGCCCTTGAGTACAACAACGCAGAGGCTAGTACATCGATGCTAGAGTACTTCCAGCCCGATGTGATAGTACCCAATCACTTCGTAACTTGCTATATGTACATCAAGCATAAGTTCCAACGGTTCTCGAACTGTTTGCAGAAGTACATTGCGAAGGTGGACTCTGGAGTAGGCAGCGATAAGAGCTATCGATACGCCGAGGACTCCATCAAGGACCTGGTCAACTACGCTGTGTTTGAAGCAGTCATCTTAAGACTGCACCACAGACACATGCAGTCGCAAGTAACCATCGAAGAAGGGGTGGAAGTATGCCAGTAGTCAATATGCAAGTGAGGTGTGCTCACTGCCACATAACGGAGTGGAAGTCCATACGAAGCTTACTAGACCCTACTTCCCTACGCATTGAGACTCACTTGACAGGATGTCCAGCCAATAGTACACAACTCACTTGGGAGTTGAAGCAAGCGGAGTATGTACTAGTGAAAGAGTCTGCGCTAGACCTGAGCGGTAATCAATGCTCTGTATACGAGTACAGAGTGCCAGTCGAACTACTAGTTGAAATAGGAGCATAACCATGAAGGGTATAACACACGTGCCAAACA